GGCTTTGGTGCCTGCTGGAAGTTGGGCTCACCGCGCTAGGCCTGGTCTGCCTGGGCACTGTGACCACCCAGGCGGCTTTCGAGTGCTTCCAGCGCGGCTACCTACATCTGGCAGTGCTCTTTACTATCCTCGCCGTTTACTTCTGGCTCGTGGGCATCTGGTTTCTCAACGGGCTCCGCGATGTCCTCTTCCCGAGGATCGGCTAGCGATGGTACGGGGTAAGGCGCACGATCCATTCCTGCACGATTGTTGCACATTATTGCACGATGGCACGCACCCCCTTTCCCGCTGAAAAGCTCGCCAGAATACAGTCTGCGCGACCCGAAGAAACAGCGGAAGCGTTAGCGGAAGAACTCGGTGTATCCGTTCGGACGGTGAAAACCTACCGCACGCAGAGCCGCAAAGAACGGGCGGAAGTGGCGCGCGAGGCAGTCCGCGAGGTAGTGGAAAGCGCCGCCCCGGATGCCATCAAGACGCTGCGCCGCACGATGGTTCTCTCCTCGGAAGAGATGGAGAAAGAGCGCTCAACCGCCTGGCTGCGGGAGACGCGAGAGAGCGCCATCGCTGTGCTGAAGTACCTCGGCCTTACGCCAGAGAAAGACCCGCTGGACGGCGTGAACGATCAGGAGTTGATTGAGGAGGCGCTGCGCCGGGCAGGACGGCTGAAAGGCGGCTGATGAGCGTTGCTCTCTCTGAGGTGCCGACCAGCACCCTGGCGTACAGCCTGAACCTGCGGCGCGAACGGGACCCGCTGCGCTTCTTCGAACCGGCGAGCGAGGAGCAACAGGAAGCACTCCACATCCAGAGCAAGGGCGCGTTCATCCTGGGCGGAAACAGATCCGGGAAATCACAAATCGGCGCGGTGCGCACGATCCTGAAGGCGACGGGCCGCGAACTACCGCAGTTCCCTGGCCTGAAGTTCAAGCGGGCCCGGCTGATCTGGTGTGTGAGCCAGGACCTGCCCGGCCAGGCGGCCAAAGCGGGTGAGCCAGAGGAGCCACACACGCAGCTCGAAGCGATCAAGAACTGGATGCCGACCGAGGCGTTGCGCGGCGGGAGTTGGGCAACCGCCTACTCCCCCTCTGCCTACGTGCTCACCCTCGCGAACGGGACCAAGCTTCAGTTCAAGAGTTACGACCAGGGCCTGCTTCAGTTTGAGAGCGCCAAGGTGGGGCACATCTGGTTCGACGAGGAACCGACGCAGCCCGCGATCTTCACCTCCTGCCTCTTGCGCCTCGTAGATGAGCGCGGCACCTGGGATATGACGCTCACGCCGGTACTCTCCCTTCAGGGCAAGACCGGCATCGCCGAGCAGCTTTGGGACGGGAAGGCGGACGGGGCGCGGGGAGAGAGCGCCTACGGCCGGTACGACACGGTTCAGCTTTTCACCAGCCGCAACGTGCACCTGCCGCAAGAGGAAGTGGTGGCGCTGGAGCGACTACCCGAAGAGGAGAAGCAGGTCCGGCTGTATGGCGCGTTTGCCCGGCTGGGTGGCCGCGTCCTCTCGGAGTTCAATCCTTCCTTCCACCTGAAGAACGACTTCATCCCGCCGACTAGCTGGCGGCATTACCTGGTGATTGATCCCGGTTGGCACGTCGCGGACCACCGCTGGTTTGCTGTAGACCCGAAGGGGCAGGTCTGGAACTACGCCGAGCATTACGCGAAGCAGCAGCCGATCCCGCAGCGGATGGCGATCCTGCACGCGCTCTGGCAGGCGTTCGGTGGACCGCAGGTAGACGTGATTGCGGACGCGGCGTCCTTTGCGCGCACCCGGCAGGGCGGCTCGGAACACGTCAACCCTTCGGATATGTCTGAGTATCGCACTGCCGCCGAGAAGATCGGCGCGCAGTGGTTTGAACCGCGCCCTTGCCGCAAGGCCGACCCGAACGCCTACCGGGTGAAGCGATATCTGGCGGCGGGCATGTTCTTCGTTTGCCGGTGCTGCCGGATGTGGCTCTGGGAGCAGGAGCGCTGGACCTGGATGCGAGAGCGCACCGGACCCCGCGCAACAGAGATGCCGCGCCCTGACCAGCCGTCCCAGGCCAACGACCACGCGATGGATACCACCCGCTATCTGTTCAACGAGCTACCCGACCCGCTGCCCGTGGAGGTGCCGGTGTATCCGCCGACCGCCCTGGAAGCGCATTGGGGACGGCTGAAGGAAGAAGAAGCGTATGTCTGAAGCCGCTTACCAGGTCGCTATCGGGTTCTTGGTGCTGATCTGCATCTGGTTTGCCGCTGCGGGCAATAACGTCGCCAGGAAGGCGAACGAGGCACTCCGAGAAGCCCGCCAGCGCGAGAACGCCCTACTGGCCCAGCTACACCCCGGTCTGGACCTGACGCCGCCCGAGGAGCGCCCTGCCGTGAAGCCTCCCGTATACCTGGGACCGCTGGAAGGCTGGGATTACGAGACGAAGGAAACGGTGAGCGGATGATCGCGCCTACCGCCGGGATGCATGACTACCTGCTGACGGACCCTGGGCAAGGCATGGACCTCTCCCCGGAACGGCTGAACCGCCCCCGCATCGTGAACGGGATCGTAGATAGTCATCTCGCGGAATATCAGTGCTTGCTCTGCCGCGTGCATCTACTAATCGGAATGGACGCAGGCGAGAGCGAAAGCGCGGATACCCTGCGGAATGCGATGCAGTTGCTAGAGCGGAATATGACGGAAGAAGAGATCGCGTATATGAGGGAGTTTTCCGCGCAACTCACCGCCCGGCGTGAAGGCAAGGCGACCACCTAAATGATGGGCTACGCGCAGGGCATCGGCGGGCGCATCCAGAGCGCGTCCCGCTCGGCGAAGTCGGAGTTGGATGGCTTCCTGTCGGGTGGCGAGCCATTGGACCCGGAGGAGCAGAAACTCCTCTCGCTGGTAGATGACCGCTACGCGTACGCCCGCCAGTCGAAACTCTCCCTGCTCCAGAAGTGGGCCACCTCCCTCGCGTTCTACGAAGGCGAGCAGTGGCGGAACTGGAATGAGAGCGCGAAGCGCCTGGTGATGCCGGAGCGCATCCCGAAGTGGCGCGTGATGATGGTCGATAACCAGATCCCTGGTATCGTGGACGTGGCGGGGGCGAAGCTTTCCCGCAGTCGGCAAGCGCCCCGCGCCCTACCGAACACCGCCGAGCCCGAGGACAAAGCTGCCGCGCAACTCGGCACGAAGGTGCTGGAGCACTGGTGGCACAACGCCGAGATGGAGGAGATGGAGGCGCAGGCGAACGTGCAGCGCATCCTCTTTGGCGCGTGCTGGTTTCATCCGTATTGGGACCCGAACGTGATGGGCCGCGTGGCTGTGCCGCAGGGGATGACCATCGACCCGGAGACGGGACAGCCCCGGCAGAAGCTGGGTTCTACGCGCGCGCCCATCGGCGACCTGAAGGTAGAAACCCTCTCCGTCTTCGACCTCTTCCCAGAACCGGTAGAACAGTGGAGTGACGCTTCCTGGGTGATCGTGGCGCGGCGACGCAGCCTGCACTGGTTCGAGGATACGTTTGGTGACAAGGCTAAGGGGCTGACGCCGGACGCCGAGGATGAGCAAGACGCGCTTTCCTCGCTAGTACCCGGCTTCGACGGCACCGGGACCGCCACCGGGCAGAGTGGTGCGGCTCCCAAAGGCGACGGGATGGCGACGCTCAAGATTTACTACGAGCGCCGCTGCCGGAAGTATCCGAAAGGGCGCCATATCCTCGTCGCGGGCGGGCGGGTTCTATGGCACGCCGAAGAGTTGCCCCTCCCGGACCATGAACTGCCGCTCGTGATGATGGCGTACCGGTACGTGCCGAAGCGCCTTTGGCCGATGGGACTGATTGAGGTGCTGATCGGCCAGCAGCGGGAGTTGAACCACGGGCAGAGCAACATCGCGGAACTGCTGCGGCTCCAGCGCGGGCCAAAGTGGTTTGTGGAGAAGGGTTCTGTTGCGGAAGGCGCGATCACCAGCAAGCCTGATGAGGTGGTGGAGGTGAGGCCAGGGACGCAGATGGCGCCGGTGCAGATCGCGCCGCCACCCCTGCCCGCGCAGATCATCCAGTATCCAGACCTGCAACGGCAGGCGATGCAGCAACTCTCTGGCCAGCACGAAATCAGCGAAGGGCGCGTGCCGCCTGGTGTCGATACCTACGGCGGGCAGGCACTTCTCGCGCAGGCCGACAACGACCGCTTGAGCGCCCCGGCGAAACTCGGGCGGTTCGCGATCCAGCAGCTCGCGCAGCAGGCGCTGAATACCCTCGTGGTGCGCTACCGCGAACAGCGGCTCATTACCACTTTCGGGCGCGATCGTACGGAGCAGGTGGAGGCGCTGACCGGCGCAGACATCGGCGACCGAGACGTGATTGTGGAGCTGATCGAGGGCGTTGCGGACAGCGACGCGATGCGGGCGCAGCAGGTGATGGATTGGATGGGCGCGGGCCTCATCTCGGCAGAGGTGCCCCTCG